CCACTCAGGGTTTGGTTTACCGTTCGGCAATGTCGGTTGGCCTTGCCAGTAAAAGTTGTATTTCGGGGCGTTGCGGCGTAGCCACGACAACAGCTGTGCCGCTTGGGTGTTGACGTCGACCGCGAGGCCGTAGCCGTGCATTGAGCCACCGGTTTGGTTTGGTGGTGTGCCTTCGGGTGGTGCGGCGCACGGTGACTTACCTTTTTTTAGGTACCACGTTTTGCCTTGGTAGCGGCGCGTTACTTTCGGTACCCGCCCGGACGGTTCTAGTTGGTAGCGATCGAAAAATAGTTGTTTCATGCGGGCAAGTGTGCGGTAATCCCCGATGACTTGTAACTCGAACCCGGCGTCAAGCGCTGCGGCATACATGCGGTTGAAGTCCGTCGCGGCGCGGGTGAACATTTGGCCGTGACCGCCCCGCAAATCTTTCAGGCTCGTTATGGTGCCGCAACCTTGCTGTTTGCAAATAGTTGGTATGACGGGTTTTTTGACCGGATATTTAGTCGTCATTTGTAACCCCAAATTCTTTGTCGGCCGGGTCGATAGCCCGCATAAACGGCCCGAGGATCGCCAACGCAACCGCGAACAGATAGTGGCGCCAGTCGGACTCTTGCACCGTGAGCAACGGCGTTAGTGCAATAGCGACGTGGCGTAAGTAGCTCTTAACGGCGGGGTTCATACGTCGCCTTTTGCATGGTCGTTAATGTGGCCGTCGATCTTGTTCTCAATACGGCCATGACCGCGTAGCAACTCGTCGAGTTTGGCCGATGTTTGCCCGTGATCACGGCGGGTAATACGCGACAAATAGCCAATACCGGCTACGACGACGGCAAACCCGCCCGTCACAATTGCGGCTAAAACCGTGTCGCTCATTGGGCTAACGGGTCGTTGTTGATGTAATCGACGCACTCGGCGCACCATGCGTCGTATTCCTCGGGCGTCATGTTGCGTTCGGTGTCGTCTACCTGCACGAACACGGCGTCGATTGGGTAAAAAACTTTGTATTCGTCAATAGTCATAATTAACCTATTTTGTAGCCGTAGACGCGAATGACGCCACCTGTCATGGTGCCGCTAGAGGTTGCAATTCTGAAACCTGTAAAACTTGTTGCTGAGTCATGGTAGCCTTGGCTTGTAAACGCTGCGCCGCCATTCGTGAATTGAGCGTGAGCGCAATTAAACGAAGATCGTTTGGTGGCAAATGGGTCTCGGACTTCCATACTCAAATCGATATAGTTTGTTCCAGCGCGGCCAATGCGAAGCCAAAACGCTTGGTTATTGTTACCAACGCCGTTAGCGTTTCCAAAACCGCTGTTGTTCAAAACGTAAGTAGTGCCGTTGTAATATCCGGCCGTGTTGCCGTCAAAATTAAAACGTAAATCGTCGTCAGCCGACGCCGAGCCGCCGGTGATCGTAATTTTGTATACGTCATAGTCTGCGCTAAACGCGCTCGTGACCGTCACAGTCGACACAGCCGACCCGATCGTTTGTTCCTTAATGAGCCATAGCCCGACGGCGTTCATTTGTGCCGCGGTTAAAACCTGACCTACTGAAAAATCCGGGGGCGTAGCCATAACTCTAAAATCCTAACGTAATCACTGGTCGTATAACGCCAATTTGTTTGTATCCAAAATACCGAAATCGGTCGAATCCAAAATAAAAAATGCGTTTGCTTCGTAAGGCGACAAATAATACGTGATCCTTGTAAATTCCGGGTTAGCCGTCATAGTGGCGCCTTCAATGTGAACAATATAGGTCGCACCGCGAAATTCGACCTCGGTATACAACGACGGCGTAAACATAAACGTAATGCCCAACGTATCTATGGGCGCCCCGTTTTGACCGAGCGAACTAACAGTAATTTTGCTTGGCGCTATTTCTTGGCCTTGCGCCCGTGCCAACACAAACTCGGCGATGTTCAGCATTTGGCCTTCGCTGTCGGCAAGCGCGTCGATCGTGAAACTACGGTACGGCGCTAATCCTGTTTCGGCTCGTTGTGTTGTTTTACTTTCTGCGGTCACAACTACTTGCGTCAAAAAATTATCCGCGATGCTGTCAAATTCTATTTCTTGGTAAATCGCTGTAGTGGACGTGTTTGTTGCATCGGAGAAACTAATTGACGATTTTGTTTGCGTGGCGTTTGACAATAGGTACACGGTGCCGCGGCGGAGAGTGTCGTCGATCGTGGATTTTGTAAACCCGTCTAACACTCGTGATTGGGTTGCGTATACAAACCGTTGAAACCATGACAGTAAAGACTCGTTTATTGTGTCGCCCGCGACGGGTTCATCGGTGACGTTGCCGTTCCAGTCGAGGTTGTAGTTCGCTAAAACGGGCGTGAGAGTGCCATTGGCTGGCCCGCTGCTGTATGTGTAGCCTTCGCCGTTTTGACGTCCCCATTTGCCGAGTGCGCCTTCGCCTTCGATGATGAGATAATCGTCGTTGCCGATTGAATTTGCGTACGGCATGCCCCATTCAACGTAGGCGTCCTTGATGTAGCCGTTCCATGCGTAGCCGCTGACGTTGTTCGGTGATTGAAACCGGATCGGTACATCGACGTTTAACCCGGTTAATGGTGTAGCGAAACCTGACGGGTAGCGAAACTTAAAACGTGCGGTTGATACTGGCCATATATCGGTGTTGTTTTTGCGACCGATGTTGCAGGTTAATTCCACGAGATCGTCGAGTTCTACCCATGTAGTAGACGGCAAGTATTCAACCGTGTAATCGTTCAACAGTGTCATGATTGCACTTTGACCTGTGGTGGTAATGCGCCGTTTTGGCGGCTGTACCGAACTAGGGCGTCTACGACTGCTTGCGGGTCGCCACCGTTTACGTTGATGGTGACGTTGCCCATTTGCCCCATTTTGTCAAGCGGTATCACTGCTTCCGGGCCCTTCTCCCCTATCAGCGCTAATTGCGGGCCGGTCACGATCCCGCCGTTTGCGAGCGCCGGTACATTTTGCATAACAAAGTCAACGTCGACCGCGAACCGGTTGCGTAACCGGTTTAATTGCTTTTCGGTGAGCCCGGGTGACGACAGTTTTATTTTGTATTTGCTGATGACGTCCGTGATGCCTTTTGTGAGCTGTTGGGCTAGCACGGTGCCTTCGTTGTAGTACGTCTGCCCCGCAAGCGTGCCGGTTTCTTTTGCGGCTTTTTGTGCGGCTGCGACTAGGTCGTTTGCTTGTTCGATTGTCGCTGCGCCACCGGCTAGTAACTCGTCGGCAATTGCTACGCCCGCATCTGCCCCGGCTTGCGCTACTTGCGCTAAGGCGTTTGGTGATAGCCCGGCGCGTAGAAGTTGCTGTAGGCGATCCGCAAAGACTTTGGCTTTTGCCACGCTTTCGGCTAGGCCAGCCATAAAGGTTGTTCCGGCGTCTTTGGCTGCTGAACGTATCGAGCCAAAATCAATACCAGTTGTAATTGCGTTTGAAATTGTGTTCGAAATTTGTTCTTGTAACCCTTTTAATGCTTCCCGAACACCGGCGCGTGCGTTGCCAAACGCTTCACGCATCTTTCGCGCTGCTTCTGTTGTTTTGTTTTTTAACTCGTTGGTTTTGTTAATTGTTTCGTCTATAGACGGTAAGTAAACATCTTTAATGTTTTGCCCGGCGTTTTTGATAATGTTTGCGGCGTTGGCAAATAGGTTGAATGAGTTAGCGCTTTTTTCGGTTTCGTTGCGTAGAAACACCATGCGGGCGAGGAAACCGCCGGTGACGTCGAACGCCATTTGAAATGATCGCTTGAACGTTTTTTCCCAAAATCCCTGATCTTCTTGGGCGCCTTCAACGGCTTCCGCTACCGCGTCAAACGCTGACGCCAAGTTTTTAACGGCGGGTATACCGACGTCTGCGATGCGTCCAAGGGCGGGCAGTAGTCGTTTGCCGATTTCTTCGCTTAATTCGTCAACCGCAATGCGTAACGTTTTCATGCGGCCTTCGGTCGATTTAGCGAACACGTCGGCTGAACCGCGGAACGTGTCGTTTAGATCGCCCATAATGGCGTCAAAATCTTTTGCTTTTACAGCTGCTTGGTCGAGCGGTACGCCTAATCGTTGTAGTGCTGTGACTTGGCCTAAATAGGCTTTGCTTAACGCGACGCTGACGGCTTCTAATGGTTTGCCGGTGGCTGCTGAAATGTCGAGTGCTAACCCGAGTATTTCTTGTGCTTTGGCGGCATCGTCGGTGGCGCGAACAAGGTTGCCAAGAGCGGGTCGTAATTCGTCGTCAGCAACGGCTGCTTGGTACGACATTTGTGTTATGGCACGCTCGACCTCGTCAATTTGGGCTTGACTAGCACGCGTCGAGATACGCAACTGTTGCGCTAGTAAATCTTGTGCTTTTTCATCGGCGATCGCGGCCTGTGTTGCTTTCCCAATAAACGCTGATAATGCGCCAAACGACACAGCGCCAAGCGCGGCGTTTTTGGCTAAATCCTTAAACGATTGCTGTGCTTTTTTTACGCCGCCGTCGTAATAATCGCTGATAATCGGTATCCGAATAGCCATTACTTCACCGCTCGATCTACTGACGCCATAACAACCCGAACTTGCTGTTCGATCTCATTCTCTACGGTGTCTTTGTGTTTTTCCATAGCAGGCCACATAACACGGCTTGCCCGACCGTAACGGTTATTAAGCGCGTCAATCATGACCGCGCCTTGTGGGGTTTCTGGGTCGCGTGACATGTCAAACACGGTATTTACTGCGCCACGCCAACGCACCGCAACCACAGCTAGATCGCGCACTACGCCGCGGTATTCGCGCGGGCGTTTGCTGCTTACTTTGGTGTCGATCATTTTTCGGGCGGCTGCGTCGTCCCACGGCAACATTTGGAAACGGCTGCCGGGTGTTTGCCATACTCGACCCCAACCCGATAGTGGCGGTGTTTGTGGCACCATGTTTTTTGCTTCGTTGACGACCGGGGCACCAATCTTTTTAAACTCTTTAGTGATTTGGCGGCGTAATTTTGGGTCGAGTTTTTGGATTTCGCGTAGCGTTTCTTTGATGCCTTGCACCTGCATTGTGCTTTTCATCGGAGTTGCTTTCGTTGGTCGTTCAAAATCTTTGTGACCGTGGCTAGGTCGTCAGTAGTGAACTCTATCTCATGCGGCCACCAACCGATAGCAACTAACAGCGATGCTAGTCCGTGTCGGTAGGTGCCGGATCGGTAGGGTTTTCGGGTTCCTCGCTCACTACTTCAAGTGTTATGAGTTTGTCAATGAACTTGTCGAACTCGGCTGGGACGACAATCTTGTTTCGTTTGCTTGCTTCATAAGCAAGGTAGGCAAGATCTTCCATGCCGATACCTTGTGCAAGATCGCTTGCCTTGCGGCGGTATTTGCGTTCCCACGCCACGATCACGGCAAGGTTGGTGTCAATGTCGTAGGCACCGTCGCCGGTGTCTACGCGTAGGGTTAGTTTCATGTTGGGCCTTTCGCCGGGTGAAGGTTTGTTAGACGGCTGCGGTGTATGCGCCGCCGGTGAACGTCACGTCAATAGTTGACAATTCGCCCATAGTTGCGTTGATGACCGGTAGTTCGGCGAGGAACGCACCCGTCAATGTAAAACCGGGGTTTGTGCCTGATGCTGCCGCTGATGTTGGTTTAACAACGAGGGTGCAAGTAGTGCCGACTAAGTCTTTGAGATCGGCGTATGTTTCTGATGCCGCGTATGACATGTACATCGTGATTGTGCATTCACTGTTGCCCAAACCCGATACGAACTTTCGGGCGGTGTCGCCCATAGCTGTACCTTCTAATTGGTCAACTCGTCGAGTGAAAGTCACTGATTGCACTTGATCGGAAAAGTCAAGCGTTGAATTAATAACAACGCTTGCGGCGGCGAGATAGGTGGAAGTTGCCATGATTTGTTCCTTATGGGGTGACGTCGACGGAATAAACCCCGCCGACAAACGTGACGTCAATTGTGGATAGTTCGCCCATAGTTGCGTTGATGACGGGCAACTCAGCAAGAAACGCGCCGGTCAAAATAAAACCGGGGTTGGTGGCTGAGTCTGGTGGCGCTGCGGGTTGCACCCTGATTGTGGTTGTGGTGCCGACAAGGCCAGCGAGCGTGGCGTAAGTTTCGGCTGATGCGTATGACATGTACATAGTCAGGGTTAGTTCGTTGTTTTCTAACCCTTTGGTAAACTTGCGGTCAGTATCGCCAAACGATGTTGATTCTAGTTGATCGTATCGGCGCAAAAAGGTTGCAGCCGTTACTTGATCGGTCATCGATACCGAGTTGACGGTAACGACGGGATTTGACAGATAATACGAGCTAGCCATTGTCGCTCACTTCCTCGGTTGTTTTTTTAGTTTTAGATTTTGGTTTGATAAAACCGAACTGTACGAGCGCGTCAACATTGACACCCGGGGCGGGTTCAAAGGTTGTGCCGGGTTCGCCGCAACGTTCTGAGATGATTTCGTATTGGTTCATGATGTTTGTACCTGCATGGGGATTGTAACACGGTAGGACGCGTAGGTTTGGGAGCCAACTTCAAAAACTGCGGGTGTGGCTGACGTGACTGCGACGTTTTTGTCGAGCAGTTTTGCCACGATCGCAAGTATGTCTCGTAGGGCGTCGAGCGATGCCGGGCCGAGCGTGACAACGTCAACGGGGACTTCCATGCGGGCAATGTTGTAGTTCCATGCGTCTATTGACGGCGCGTTAATGAACACGCACGGCGGGTTAATGTCTTTCGGGTTCGTGACAACGCGTAGCCCAGAGATCGTAGCGAGTGTGGTCGCTAGGTCGTCGATGCCTTCATTGAATAGGTCGGGCCACGCCATTAGGCAACCTGTGGGCGGTCAATGCCGACTAGTTGTTTGATCATCGGTGATAGGCCGGTGATTGGTGCGGTACTCATTCCGTCAAACCCTGCAAATGTGTCGATCGAGCCGCGTTGCCGGTAAAGAGCTGCGCCGTACATGATCGTCCCAAGTTTCACGTCGTTGCTTGGCGCTGTCGTCAATGAGTCTTGTAGGTAGCCAGACTCGACGCGTCGACGATAAATAAACTCGTTGGCGGCTGCGGCGCACGCCGTTAAAAACGTGGTTTCACTGGAAGTTGCAACAGTAATACCGAGATAGGTTGCGATGTCGGTGTGCGTTGTCCATGTAACCGTTTGTGTCCATGTCAACGTCCCGGTCGGTACAGCTGTTGACCAATCGAGATTGTCGCCAGTGTCGTAGAACAGTAATTGGTTTTGTTCGGGTTGTGTGACGTCGTATAGCCATTCGCCGTTTGAGTCAACACCGGTAAAACGGTATTGCGGGCAAAACAACACGGTGTGCGCACCGTTTAGGCCGTGACCTAGCCCGGCCAGCGTGATTGACTGGCCGGGTTCGATCGGTGTATCGGTCAAGGTTTGTACAACGCCGTAGTCGTCGAGCCTTTGATGTGCAATAACGGTGTACACCGCCATAGCAAACCTCTATTCGTTGTTAAGCGTTGGTGACGGTGATTTCTTTTACTTGGTCGCCGTCAGCGATGAACGTCGCAACGTAACCGTAGTAAGAGAATGTGCGACCGAGTGTGCTTGGTACTTCGACCGACATGATGCCGCGTACTTGCTCGTAGAACTCGATTGCCGAGCCTCGTGCAACTGTCATTGTGTTTGCCGCGAACGCACGATCGACAATGAGATTAAGACCGAACGGGTTGAACACGTTCATCGAAGTCACTGCGCCGTTGCCCATAGCGTTAACACCCATGAGACCTGCTGCGCCGACGTATGGAAACACTGGGCGCTTGTCGCCGTCCAACTGTCCACCAAGACGCTTCCAAACATCGGTACTAACAAAAATGTGATCGGGTAGGAAGTTTGACGCGTCCAGAATGTCGGTTGCTGCGTCATACAACGCGGCGATCAACGTTGACGGATCGTTTGCGGTAACAGTCCATGTTGAACCTGAAGCTGTGCCACCGTTGGTGATTGCGTTACATGCAACGGCGTCGCTTTGCAACATGTATTGCCCAACGAGATCGCGGAGAATGATGTCCATAGCGCCCGGCGATGTGAAATCGACGTCTTGAACGGAGAGCGTTACCTGTCCGGCCAGTGTGGTCTTAGTCACGACGTTTGACGCAATAACAGGTGTACGCGCTGTTACCGGGTTGAGTTCCGGGGTTTGTGCGCCGACGTCTGTGTGTGTCGTCCATGTTGGGCGAATAAATGTTTTTTGTGATCCGCCGTCTGGCATAGCGCGCGCGCCGATTGCTGACACAACGGGACGAATGTAATTGAGATCGTCAAACACTGGCCCCAACACTGGCACCGGCAACAAACCGGGTGTGTCGGTGGTGAGTACGTCGCCGGCTGCTGCTTGCAAGGCTGTTTGTTTTGCCAATGCGAACTCGCGAGCGGCTGCTTGCACGTTCTCAAATGTGGTTCCGCCAATGTGGTATGCGGCTAAGTATTCGGCTGCGGTTGGCATGTCAAACTTGCGTTTTGGCTGTGCGGGAAGTGGTGCGGTTGGAATTGCCGCGGCCTCTACGACTGTTTCGATTGGGTTGGTGTCCACTTGTGTTGTCTCCTCGACGGTTGGCGTGGGTTCGGTTGTGTCGTCGGGAGTTGTGGCGCTTGCGGCTACGTCTGTGATAGTAGCACCTGCAAACGCGGGAATGGGGACTAATGACAATTCTAGCCACTCGGCTTTGCTGACGATCATGGTGCCGTCATCGTCGTATGTGAACGCGGTTGGGTTGACGCCGACCGACACCGAGTCAAGTACGCCGTCTAGTGCGAGTGTTAGTGCTTCGTCACCGGCTGCGGTGGCGCTGATCTTGGCGCTAAACAACATGCCGGCCTCGGAGTCGACGCGTTCCGTCACAAGGCCAACGGGCATGTCTGCTTGGTGGTACATAAACAACTTGGGTGCTTTACCTTCAACGGGTAATGAACCTTGCTCAAAACGGACACGGGTGCCGTCGCTGACGGTTGCGGTTTCGCCGTACGGTACCGCGATGCCGGTAATGGTGCGGCTTGGTGTGTCTCCGGCGGCTGCGTCGACGGTGACGTTGTGGGCAGTAAATCTGATCATGCTCGGTTTTCTCCGGTTTCGGGTTCTGTTATTTCCATGTTGCGGTTCATGTCGGCGTCGTCGATCTCGCCAAGGTATTCGTCGGTATCGAACTCGACGTAGGTGCCGTTAGGGAGAACGGCGTTGCTCGACAATGTGGACGAAATGCATTCGGCGTAGGTTTTGGTGCCGTATAGCCACAAGTCCCACCTGGACTCACGCGAATTTGTGTAGGCGTATGAGCCGGTTGGCACGCCCAAAAGGTAGGGCGGTATGTTGCAGATTTGCGCCATTTGTAGCGCCGAAAATTGCGCCGACTCGATAAGTAGCATTTTGTCTGGTGTTGCGGTTGTTGGTTCGTACGATAGGTATTCGTTTAATGCTGCTGTCTGGTTTGTTTGTCGAGCTGCGTTGAACGCTGCCGCGAGATCGGCTAACTCCTGTGCCGATAACGGTTCGCCCCCAGATTGTTTTAAGATGCCGGACGGAATCGCCGTGTTGGCGTTCCTGTAGCGGGCGTCCTCGATTTTTAATGCGGTAGCAATCGCTTGCTCGCTTGAATAGATCACGCCTTGTAGCGGGCTGATGAATTGCACCAAATTAGCCGAGTCGAGTTTCCCGCCTTGGAAGTACACCTCGTTCGACGGGGCGTACCACACAGGGCCAACCTGATCCTCGGTCGTGATCGACCCGGACGGCAAACGCGTAAACGATGCCGGGTAGCCGTCAGCGGTGCGGGACGTGATGTACCAAAACGCGCGCCCAAAAAAGAACAAGTCGTCAAACGTCCACGCCATAAGCGTCTCATAGGTGATTTGTGGATCGGGACGGCGTAGCCATGATCGCGGTGCAATGTCCTCGTATTCGATTTCGCGTTCGGTTTCGTTCCATAACTCGCGGTACATTTTTAACGGCATCGCCGCGATAACCGATGCGTGAAGATCGCGGGCACGGCTTATTGCGGGGACTTGCATAGCGCGGTTGCGTGCTTCGCCTTCTTGGTATGAGTAGTACTGGCCGATCATGGATACCGCAAAGTTGTTGGAGTATCCGGTACCGGCTGCGGCTGCTTTAGCGACGGGCGGTGACGCTAGTTGTGCTTTTGTTTCTTTACGCGTAAAGATTGCCATTGTCCCTCGATTAGTGGCGGCTACCTATGTCCCGACGATCATAGGCAGACGCCTAACACACTTTACGTTACTTTGCGACAACGAACACGGGTTTCTGAGAATTAACCGGCCGTGACACCAACGCAATTGCCCACACTGAGCATCGTGCTAGTTCGATTGGGCCGGGTGATGCCTGCGACGACAACACTGCGCCTTGCGCGGTTTTTTTCATGACCGCTCGGTACATGTGTTCGTCAAGGTTGCGTTGCCCGTAATGGCATACCTTGCCTTCAAGGATCATGGCCCGAGCGAGAGCTGTGTATTTCAGCAGTTCGCCGTAGCCGACTAGTGTGTACCGCGACGCATACCGTGGCGGAAGATGTAGTTCCAGTGTTGGCGTGATCGCTAGACGCACCGTCTTATCGGTCAGCACCCGTTCAATTTCTGACCACATAGCGTCCTCGTTATCGACAACGAACTCGGCGTAGACATGTATGCGGCCGTCTTTGACTGTGGATCGCACCCCGACATAGCGGGCATCGTCCACCGATGAGTCGACCGCCAACACTCCACCGCCGGGCATTGGATCGGTTGTTTTCCAGTCGTCCCACTCATGCGGTGCCAGCCATGCGCCCCGCGATGCCTGCCACAAATTGAGATGCGCCCTAGCAAACGAGTCTTTTTTTGATGCGACCCGTAACGCTTGATACGTCACAGTGCGACCCAACGCCGGGTTAGCCCACGCCCACGATGCCTCGTCGCGAGGATCACAATTAGGCGGCATCGACCATTCAGCAAAATACGAGTACGACCGCTCACCGCGGTCTATTTCTGCTAACGCGTTTTCCCGGTACTGGATCATTGACGTTGAGCCTTCATCGCCAGCGGTTGACCACATTGACAACAACGGGTTAGGACGCGCAATTTGTGACGGTCGAAGAGCGTCGTCAAGCACCGCGGCACTAATGTTCCACAGCTCATCGACAACAATGAGATCGTATGACCCGCCGTGAAGCGACGGTGACGCCGCACGGATTTCCCACCGCGACCCGTTAGGTAGAGTCACAGATTTACGGCCGATTGCTTGTAAGAGTTTGCCGTCATACCGGTCGCGCAACATGAACGCTAAATCATTGAAAATCGCTTCGGCGCGGTCAAGTTTGTTAGCCACCGACAACACCGTTTGCGAAGCGCGTACCGTCGCGGTGTATTCGGTCAGCCACCACCCGATAAGCGCCCTAAGCGCCACCGATTTACCTTGTTGTCTAGCGGTACTAACAAGAGACTCACGAAACACTAAACGGCCTTGCTCATCGTGCAAAAGTTGACCGGATAACGCATTGACCTGCCACGGCATGAGATCAAGTTGCAAGTTTTCTTTGGCCCAACGAGCAACCGCCGGGCCGTAAGAGTATCCCCCCAGATGCGGGGTTTCTATTCTTGGCCGGTCATGGCTAGTCGGCACCGGTTCTCGTTGGTCGTCGCTGATCGCGGCTGGTTCGGGCTGGTTTTGCCCAAAATAGAGAGAGAAGCT